CGAACGCTGAGCCGAAAGCATCGAAGTAATCCCAATCCAATTGTCGGGTATTATTCGAGCTTGTCTCTAACAGCATTGTCAGATCAGGTACACTCGAGAGTACATCGTTAATATCGTGCATCGTTTTTCAACTCAGATAAATGTTGATTGGTTTCTTTCTGGACGGCAATCAACTCAGAGACGGCACTCAACAAGTGAGAGGTATCATTGCTTGAGACGCCACCACTCTGAACGGCCGCATAAATCTTATCGATTGTTCCAGTCTGGCTTACACTGATCTCTTCCCTGTCTGGAACTGCCCCGATAGTGAACAATTGATCGCCACCAGAAAGACTTGAGCCGCCGTGAGGAACAGTGAATGTTTTGCTGGAACTTAAGGCAGAAGAATACTCACCAAGGTGATACGCCGATGCACTATTTGAGACAGCCAAGGAGTAAGTCGTTTGACCGCTATAGGCTGCTGCCATTCTTCTAGCTTCAATTGACGCCCTATCCGTTAAACTTGCCATTCCAGTAGCAATTGAGTCAAAGTTTTCCTGAGCCGATATAGACATAGCATCAAAGCTAGACTCGAAGGCAGTAACCCCCTCTGCGTTGAAGTTTAGAATCTCCTCTAATGCCCCGCCGCTTGCGTCACGGAATTGCTGCTCCCACTGCTCAGCGGCCACTCCGGACTGCTCAACGAATAATTTAGCGTCCTCAACTGCAATTTGATAATGCTCACTTATCGAGTTAAATAAAGCGTCCTGACCTGACATGCCATTTGCAACCATACTGTCAAAACTTTCATCAACAGCCAGCAAGCTATCTTTGGCCTCAAAAGCAGACTGACCGAAGCCAGTGGCGAAGTTCTCGAAGAACAGATTCGATGGATCTATTAACCCGTTATGTATTGCCGTTTCAAAGACTTCGCCGTATGTAACAGCCTCATCCAATCCTGCCGCATACTCAGCCCAAACAGCCTTGATATCCTCGACATTCTTATCTTTATCCAGAACCCTTAGAGTGCCGAAATCGGAGTTAAGGCTATCGAATCCAGCAGCCCTTAATGCCTCTTCAAAACCATCCAGAGTCCGTTGAGCACCGGTGAAGAAACCGCCATTACCCTGCGCCCCGCCATCACTTAATTGTTGGGCAGTTAGGCCTGATCCTTGGATGCCGTAATTGGCCCCAAAGACTGCAGTATTGCCACCATCAAACCCGACCTCGCCGTTTTCGCCTAGGGCATGCCCTGCTCCCTGCTGGCCGAGCAATTTTGGCATGTAGTCTTCTTGAAGTATCTGATCGTAGTCTCTTGCTCCGCCCATTCCGGCAAGAGCCAATATAGCCATTGCCGCCCAGCCGTATGGACCCATTGCGCCTAAGACTGCCGTTGACCCGCCAGACAAGGCTGCAGCTCCAGCGTAAGTTCCCATTGCGCCAGCACCAAACGTAGCTGCTCCGCGAGCGCCGCCTTGCTGAACCCCAGAATACATTCCGTACACACCGCCAGCCACTCCAGCCACCGCCCCAGCAGTCCCTAGCGCACTAAGTCCGTTGCCGGCCTGTGTCGTGCCAGTTGCGACCGTTGCCGATCCCACAGGAACCGTCTGAACACCCATGCCTGCAGTATTCAAACCCTGACTTGTGTAATTCATGAAGTTAGGATTTACCAGAGTATTAGCGTACCCAGAATTTGCAATGATTCCCGACACGTTTGCGCCCTGATAAGCCGCTGCCTGACCCCACAAGCCCATCCCTGCACCAGTACCATAAAGCTGATAGGCGTTGAGAGCCGCAGAGCCGTAACCCATTGCGCCGCCTTGCTTGATCCCGTTATAGATACCAAAAGCGTTTCCGGCCATCCCCAGACCGTTAACCATATTTCCAGTTGCAGCGGTTCCGCCCGTGTAAGCTTGGTAAGCGTTGTAAGCCTGAATGCCGCCATTCGCAACCTGCAAACCACCACCGACGCCACCCGCTTGTGCGCCGTTATAGATATTAAATACCGCTCCAGCACCCGCGAGAGCTGCAGTGGATTGAGTAGATGTAAGGCCAACCTTGCCCCCAAGACTGTTTACAAACTGAGTGCTTACTGAAGGCGTCCCGCTCGGGCTTCCACTGGGGGCTCCAGACGACCCGCCAAAACCAGCGCCTTGCTTAGAGGCGTTGAATACCGCGCCCCAGCTAAAATTCGTGCTGGCGTTACCGTCAAACAAATTGAATGTTTGGAGGATGGCCTCCCTCAATCCGGAAGCAACCAGATCGAATAGCAGTTGCTTCCAAAGGCTCTTTAAAGCATCACGCAAGCTGTCGCCATTGACGATAACTCCCGCTAAGGTTTGAGATATTCCGTCTAACCGCTCATTAAACTTTTCAGCCGCATCCTTAGCTTCAACCAAGGCGACAATGCTAGCCTTTTGGCTGGCAGTCATCTTAGCAATGGACGTCCCATTACTGTCGGCAGCGGCCTTCATTAGCCTATAAACTTCTGCAGCGTTCTCGCCCTCAGTAGCCGTAAGCCTGATTATGTGTAACTGTTCATCTAAAGCAGCCGTAACCTCGTCGGTAGCCCTTTGTGCCGCGATCTGCTCTAGGTTGCTGGACTTAACAACAGCGTTCGCGGCCACCCTGCTGCCCGTCAGATCTTCAATGGCCTTTTTAGTTTCCTTCAGGCTTACGGTTTCGGCCTTGTATTTGGCGATAACCTCCTTGATTAGATCAGCGGTTGTTTTGTTAGACTCGTTAAGCTTATCTAACTCAGCCTTAGTCCGCGCATACTCGCCCTGAAGATCCTTGAGTACCGTTCCCTCTCTGCCATAAGCGGCCTTGAGGTCTGCCATCTTCTTAACAAGATCGGCACGTTTCTTAATTACCTTATCAACCACTCCGAGTGACGTAGTAGCGGCATTAGAGTTTGAATCGACAGCCTTGGTAAGCTTATTTATTTTCTGTGTAACAACCTCTACAGACACAGCATTTAATCCATCTGACTGGATTAAGCTTTGTTTGATTTTTTGAAGCCGAGCAAGCTCAACAAGCTGCTCCTTGCGCTTAACTATCTCGGCCGTGATGGACTCATTAAGCTCATCGATGGCTTTCTTTTCTGTTAGTTGAGCCTGTGTGTGCGTCTTTAGAAAATCAGCTTCAGCTTGCCGAGCAGCCGCAACTTTTTGAAGGTGTTCTTCTTGTTGCGCGATCCTCTCAGAAAGTATCTCTGCTTCAAGCGCAACCAGCCCCATATTGGTTCCGAGGGCTGCAAGCTTTTCGTTATAGAACTCGACAGCCTCCGCATTATCGCCCCACCATGCCGCACCACCTGTAGAGCCTTCCTCCATTAAGGACTGAAGCCTGTGCAACTCCTCGTATGATTCGCTAGTCTTCCTTAACTCCTCTTGGCTTTTAGCCAGCTTTTCATTAAGGTCGAGCATCGTCCGGTCTTGCATGGCCTCATTGAAGCCATTAACCTTGTCGGTTAGTTCCGGAAACTCAACGCCCAAATCCTCAAGACGGCTCCTTAAGTCAAGCGACTGGTCTTCAGCACTTTTAGCGGACTTAGCAAAACTGTAGAGAGCGAACGCAGCTATAGCGGCTACACCTACTGGGCCTCCCAGTAACGCCACTCCTGCAGCAGCGCCCCTTGATGCAACCCCCATAGCTCTGACAGCAAAAGTTTGGCGAGTAATTGCCGCCGCCCCTTGATTCATTGATGCGTTCAGAGACTTAGAAAGAACCAATCTCTTGGCCTGTATTCCGACCAGCTTCTGTTCGGCTATCTCCAGACGCTTCGTAGCAACTGCGGCAGAGCCTTTCGCTTTAGCATCGACTAAGGAAGCTTTCGCTAAGGCAATTTTTTCTCGGGTCGCCCGAATGCTGTTTGCATTACTGGCCAGAAGCGCCTTATTCTCATTTATTAAGACGGTGGTGTTGCTAACTGTGGCTGAACTAGCAGCCCTGATTGACTGTGTGAATGATATGAGGCTGTTTGCCGCAACCGTTCCCGCAAGCAAACCGAACCCTGTCACCAGAACGTCGAGATTTTGGGAGAGGTATATAACTCCCTCGCCAAGTGTCTCTGTTACGCCATAAACGTCATTGAGAGACGCGATACCCTTCTGGGCCTCATTGGACAGGATCTGTATGGACTGACCGAATGTGACGGGCAGCGATGCGAATTGCGCTCTAATTAGAGGCGCTGATTTCTGTAATGCGGTGAGGATGTATTCTGTGGTTAGAGCACCCTCAATAGAAAGCTCTCTAAGTCTTGCTTGAGTAACGCCAGCACCGTCAGCAATTGCCGCCATTAACCCGACAGCATTTTCGCTCAATGATCTGAACTCATCGCCGCGAAGTACGCCAGAGGCTAGGCCCTGAGATAACTGTAAGAGTGATGCGGAGGTTTCTTTTGCTGTTGCGCCACCCAGAGCGAGTGACTTTGAAACGAGCGAGGTAATCTGAGTTAGCTCTAATCCAGCAGTCTTCGCCGTACCCATTCTCTGGGCCAAACGAACATAGAAACTGGAGTAGGCTTCTAAATCAGCCCTTGCGTCCTGAGCGCCCCTGAATAGTTCGCGCTGTATTTTATTGAATTCTGATGTGCCGGAAACGACCAACTTAAGACGGCCATTCAGCAAAGTCATTGCATCAGCGGTCTGTACGAAGTTTCTGGCTAACGTAAGCAGAGACAATCCGCCCAAAGCTCGACCGAAGTTGCGAGACAACGTGGTAGAATTTTGAACGTCCTGATTGTACCTGCGTATCGACTTGCTTGCTAAGGACTGCTCAGCATTGAGACTTTTCGCGGCTCTTGTTGTGGCTGATAATGCCTTAACAGCGCCGGTGGAATTTCCGGTTAACTCAAGAAGATATTCCTGTCTTTGTCTGGTCATTCCTTGCTCTCACTAATCCTTGTTCGATGGCTTGCAAATCTTCTAAAATGCGCCCACTTTTCTTCCGTGAAAATTGGGTCCTGAGATAGGTCATAACGCCTGTGTAGTTAAGCCCTATGAACTTCAGACCGCTTTGGTCTGAGGCGTACACTCTCTGAGTAGAGAGTTCTTTGTTGAATAGGTTGAACGAGTGAATGTTTTCTTCAAATAGCTCAAACTCCTCTATGCCATCGCGCTCGTGTTGTGCGGCCTTGTAGGACTCCTCATCGAAGCCCATGAAAACTGCATCAGCCAGCTCCTCATCTAATCGTTCTAGAATCAGTGCTGGCTGGCTATCAGCGGGGGTTCCGAGCCAGACCCCAGCCTCTTCTAGTTTTTTATGCGACCACCGGTGGCGCTCCACACACCAGACACAAGCGCAAGACGATATACCGGACTGTCAACTACTTCCTTGAGGTTCGCCTTATTGAACTCAACCGGATTGTCTTCGCTGTCCTTCAGATCCCATCCCTTGAGCCGGCTCAATGCTGCGTCCTCACCTTCATCAATAATGCTATCAATTTCAGCGCCCAAGCCTTCAAGCAGCTTGTCGTCAATGTCTGGAAAGCCGTCATCGTCCTCGGCCTCAAGAGCTGTTTCAATTTGCTCTTGAATCTTCTGAACTTTCTTGCTTCGCCCCTGAGACTGCTTGACCATCTTCTTCTGTTCGCTAATAGTCATCCGAACGTAGCTGGCCGTAAACTTGACCTCTTCCTCGTCGGGAAGCTCGATAATTATTGGAACCTGAACGTGCTGCTCTAGACCGCGTATTTTTAAACCACTCATATCAATCACCGTTTACCGTTAAAGTAAGAAAATCTTACCTGTTTGACCGTAGAAAGATTGCGGGTGTCGTCACGGTCAACAACAACACCCGCCAGCCCCGAGGGGCCTTTTTCTATTAAGCTGCGTACCAGCCGAAAGTTAACTCATCAGAGCGCACTTCAAGCTGACATTGAATGCCCTGATTGCCGTCACTTAGAGCAACAAGCTTAGGGTTGACCATCCGACAAACAGCGTCTAGCTTCAATATATGGCCGACGCGAGTATCGAACACCAAAGCGAAATCGTAGTAGTTCAAGCCAGCCAGATCATTAGCCCAAGCCCAAATATTACTAGAGTCCATATCAAGCATCATGAACGTAATATCGATGGTCATTTTCTCTTCCATCAAGTTAGTCTCAGCGCAATTAACAACGTCAGTCCGGCTTTGAGTCCAGCCCAATTTAGGAATAACTAATGAGTGAGCGCAAAGTGCCTGACTATTAAACGTCAACGTCGTAAAGCTGGCTGCGGAGAATGGCAATGGCGAGACAAATGATGTTGGCTGTGTAGTCCCAAGGGCTGTTGCATCCACCCGAGCAGGCTCTACATAAGTTCCAACAAAGTCATTGAACATCAACTTAGGGAAGTCAGATGAGAAGTCCATCCCAGCAGTTCCACGCGCATCAATAGTCTTATACTGATCAACATCAAAGCTGGTAGGGCTGTTTGTGGTCACTTTCTGGTTTACAGCGAGAGTAACAACATCTATCGCCGTCCGATCAGACAAGGAGAATGTCACTTCATTTGCCACCGAAGTATCCATGTCCCATCCGGAAGCCTGTAAGAATGGAGCGCAAGGAGGCTCAAAAATAGCTGTCCCGCCATCATCGCCGCCACCAATTAAATCCATTTCCCACTTAACTGTGTTTGTTTGGCTTGTAGCACGTTCAACGGTATCTCGGCCAGAACTGCCGTCATACTCAATGCTTGCTCGTTCGCCAGTAAGGGCATCAAACTCAAGCGCCTTGGTGCGAACAATATCGGTCGTAGCAAGAGTTTCGCCCGTACCAAAAACTGCTTGGACTTTTCCGTACATAGCCTTTGCTTTAGCGTTAATTTTAATTCCGGCCATATCTCTTACTTATCCCCTTTAATGTTTGCTTTAGGCTTGGCTTCTGGCACAACACTTGCTGGCTTATCCACCGGTTTATTTGATGCAATAATCTTAGTCTCAATTGTTGAGCCCTTAATAACTACATTTCCTTCCTTGTCTCTGAATTTCCTTGGCACATTAGCCTCCGACTTTAAATGTTGTGTAAACTTCGCCCCATAGAAGAAAGACAGAATGAGTGTCAATCAACTCGCCACCAACGTGCTCCATCTGGGAATACGGATTATTCCGAGCCAAATCGTCCGAATCGACGTATTCGTAACCGGTATAAATATTGCTTAATGCTTTCTGGCATGCGTCAAGATCCTCTAAACGGCATGCGATATTGAAAGCAAAATAATGATCCTTTTTTTGTACAGTCGAGCCAGTGTAATCAGAACCGGAAGATGACACCTTATGCGGCGTTATCCAGACGGAAGGGTTCTTATTATCCTTCAACGCCTTCATGTGAGTGTACAGACCAGCCTCCTTGAAAAGAAAGCCACCGCCACCGTCACTGTAAGCAAGGATTGTATCCTTGGTGTCCTCAAGTAACTGCACTACATTCATGGTCTAAGCCCTATCGCTCTCATAAAATGATGATTAAATCTCTTGGCGTACTGTGTTTGCATTAGCGCGTCCAGCTTGCCGTTATTTGCTACCGCGCCAGCCATTTCCGGAACAGATATCGTCCTTAAAACCTTGATGCCGGACTTCCTCTTCTTGTATTTGGATGAGGCTTTTTCTTCTGCGGTCAGTCGAGCCCAAATCAACTCATGGCTAATTCTAGCTATCTTAAAGCTGCCTTTGACTAGACTGCTCCCACCACCCTTTCTGACGCTGACTCTCCAGCCAGTCTTAGCTTGGCTTGTGCCAAACCTTCCAAGGTTCGGTCTGTAATCCCTGAATCCCAGCGATACTCGACCGGACTCCTTATTGTCCGCTCGTAGGAATGTCTTGCTCTTAACCGTCGCCGCATTTACGTTGTACTCGGCGCGAACCTGCTTACTTAACTCGGTTAAAACATTCTTACCTGTGTCTCTTAAAGCCATCTTATGAGCCTTAACAACTGGCGCTACAGAGTAGACCTCCATCAACTTGCTCATATTCACTGGCTTAAACTCTAAACTCAAAACGTAACCTCAATGAGCTTGAAATAACCATCGTCCTTGACAGTCCTTCCAAGCTCGTATGAGATACCGTCATCTTCAGAAACGAGAATGTCGCCAATCTCGTATTCTGGTAACGCTGATGCCAATACTTCAATCGCGTCTGCGATAACAACAAGTTCATCCCGCTCACCCATGACCTCGATGCCGTGATGGTCTAGGAATTTAATATCCCTAGCCGTACCGACAACTGGCTGAAAGTTTGCTAGATGGCCGTGAGCACGGAATGTACTCACGGCAATTCGTTGTTCCCTACGCATTAAAGATTAAGCGTTGCTTACTTTAACGATTGCAGTAGGGCGTGTGCAGATATGCAGAGGGTTGGATTGAGTCTCCACAATCCAGCCTTTGCCGCCCTCTTTTTCCCAGCCTTTAGAGTACATTGGCAAGCCCATTGTGTTAACGGTCTCGTTGTAGTCAGCAGGAGCGTAATAAGATTGAAACAGTCCGCTAACGCCTTCTGGAACCGCATACGCAGTGTTATCTTCAATTTTCACAAGAGAAGTACCTTCGTACTCTTCAAAGATAGCGCCGCCATAAGAAAACCCAGCGCGAACGTCATCACGGTTCATGCCGCTATCCATATAGCGTGAATACTGCTCTTTCACTTCAGCGTTCTCAATGAATGCGTCAAAGAAAGTAGGTGAGCACAAGAAGCGAACTCCCTTAAAGCCTACACCGCCCAATGCAGTCTTGATCTGTCGCTTAATTGCAACAACATCAGTACGAGGAGTGGTTGTAGCTACAAGAATGTCAGCCGTTGTCTGGCTCACGCTCATTTCCGTGAAAAGGTTCAACAGTACGCTTGTGCCGTCCGCATCATAAACGATCCCTTTAAGCGCACCCATACGCAAATGCTCTTGGGTGTACATAATGTCGTCGTGATGCTTTTTGACCTTCTTCGCCAATTTAGCTGAAACTGCCTCAGTCTCGCTTTGCGTTCCGAATGCGCGAACATTCTGGAGTTCTGACGCTTGGACGCTGGAGCGTTGAGGAAGGTGTATTGTGCTGAAGTTGCGAGACTTGTACTTACTGATCTCGCGCTGTTTTGGCTCTGAGCCACGCGCAGCAGCAGGAACCAACTCAATAGAATCAGCGCCGAAATCCAAGCGAACATCAGTTGTATCAATGCCCTCATTTGAGAAATAGCCCAACTCAGTAATTCGCTGCGGAATGTACTCAATATCCTGTACGGCGGCGGTTAGTGTTTCAAGCTCGAAAACGTCCGTGTTAAAATTTGCCATTAGTGTTTCTCCTTAAACGACTTTAATGTTTTGTGAAAGAAGAATTACCTTAATGGCATCCTTCTCTGCGTCGAGGTTAACGTCGCCCGTATAGGTCAGGCGAGACTCTTGCAGCGTCGCAATTCGCGTCAAAGCAACAGCCCCAACAACGTCAGCGCCTGAAGCGTCAACAGCGTCGTATAACACCGCAACAGGATTGCCTGATCCGGCAACTAGCGGCACATATTTGCCTGTGTCAAGCTCAACAACCGATCCAGCGACCGAGAAGTTAGTGCCTGTAAGGACTGTTACATTGTCTCGGCTTAGGTAATCCTTTGCCTCGGAGACAATAAACTCTCCTGCGTGGTTTGTTTCTGTAGATGTAGCCATTAAAAAATCTCCTTATTTGTTGTCGTAAACGGCGTATAAGTTACGAGTTACTTTTTGAGCACTCGCGGGAATGTGGGCTGAAATGTCCTCGTCAGCCGACTGAGCATCTAGGATGGCTCGGGCAACTTCAGCGGGGTTAGACCCGTTACTCAAAACTGAAGCGGTTTGCTCAGCGGTGAATTCTGCAGCAGTAAGAACATCACGCAATGCGTCATAGCTTTGGATGCTGTCGTTTACAGTTGAGGCCGTTGCTTTAGAAGCAATAAGACCTGCGATTAGGTGCGGAACACCTGCGTTTGAGCAAAGCGTCGCAAGCTCACCGGCATCCATAGAAGCCTCTGGGTCTGCGGACTCAACTACAGTTTCAACTGTGGCTGTAGCTTCTGGAGCCTCTACGTCCGCAATTTCAGCGGTAGCATCGGCACTTGCAGTAGCACCAGCACTTACTGGGACCACCTCATCATTGCTTTCGTTAATCATTTTGTTTAATACCTCGTTGTATGACATTACGCCATCAGCCAAGCCGACTTCGACTGCCTCCGACCCTTGATATACCTCGGCCTCAGTAGCCATCACTGACTCGACTGACATGCCTCGATTTCTTGCTACCGTGCTGGCGAACATGACTCTGGTTGAGTCTATTCGAGCCTGCATATTCTCTCGGACCTTTGCTGGGAGAACTTCGTATGGATTGCCTTCTACTTTGTGTGCTCCGGAATGGATTAAAGTGACCTTGCGGCCCTCTTTTTTCATCTTCCCTGACACCTCTTGGTGGGCGATCAAAACTCCAATTGACCCAGATATCCCCGTCCTTGGGGTATAAATACTGCCGCAGGATGACGCCAATGCGTATGCGGCGCTTGTGGCTTTCTCACCTATAAAGGCTACCGTCTCCTTCTCGCCTCGGAACTGGTAGATAAAATCACAAAGATCAAAACATCCGGCAACTTCGCCACCTGAAGAATCGATATCAAAAAGTATTTTACTTACAGACGCATCGTCTACAGCCTCGATAAATTGAGCTTGAACTCCGTCATATCCTTGTACGCCTGAGCTTGGCCCTATATAGCCACTCTTATTAACAAGAGTCCCCGCTACAGGTATAATCGCAACTCCCTGCTCTACCTGATACGACCTACCATTCCTGCGTGAATTATTGCCCGAAAACATACGAGAATCTGCACTGATTTTCTCAGCGTCAG